CTTTGGCGCCGTTAAATGCAGCTGTGAAAGAAAATTTAAAAACATACATTAACAATTATAGAATTTTAACAGATGCAGTTAATATTAAAACTGCATACATTATTAATATAGGAGTGAAATTTGAAATTATCACATTACCTGAATACAATTCAAATGAAGTTCTAATTAAATGTATTGATAAAATAAAAACGATATTTAATAACAAGCTATGGCAAATTAATCAGCCTATAGTTATTTCGAAATTATATACAGAATTAGATCGAGTAGAAGGAGTTCAGTCAGTTACTTCAGTACAAATTGCAAATTTATTTGATACTAATAGTGGGTACTCTGGTAATGTATATGATATAAGTGCAGCGACTAAAGCAGGAGTAATTTATCCTTCATTAGATCCTTCAATATTTGAAATTAAATATCCAAATAAAGATATCATTGGTAAAGTTGTTTCGCTTTAAATATAATTAATTATGATCTGGTCAATACCTACATTACAAGACACTACAATATACGAAACTGATCCTTATAGAAATACTGGATTAGACCAAATTTTAGAACTGCGAAAAGAAGGAGATAACTCAACAGGAGATTTGTCTGAATCTAGAATATTAATCAAATTTGATTTGTCTTCATTATCTTCAATATTATCTGATAATAGCATTTCAATAAATAATATTACTGCAGATTTAAAATTGTATACTGTACAAGAATTTGAAGTACCTCAATCATATAATATTGAAGCAAAAGCAGTTTCCAATGCATGGGTAAATGGAACAGGTTATTTAACCTCTCCTGCCGGCATTCAAAATAGCGATAGCATTACGGATGGAGCTACTTGGAAATCAGTTTCCGGTACTGGATCATTAAATTGGTCAGATATAACAACCGCAGGAACAGCTAGAGCATATAATATTGAAACAGGTGGTGGATCTTGGTATACAGCTTCAATAGTTAGTCAATCATTTAATTTTAAAACAGACGATACTTTAAGTATTGATGTTACTAATATTGTTAAAGCTTGGCATACCGGTTCAATGACAAATAATGGATTTTTAGTTACATTTAAAAATTCAGAAATTACAACAGCACATTGGCCTAAAACAGTAATGCAATTTTATGGATCAGACACTTATACAGTATATGAACCTCAATTGTTTATTAATTGGACAGGTTCTTTATATAACACAGGATCTTTATCTGTAGTAACTTACGAAGACAATCCTATTGTTTATGTAAATGCTTTCAAAGGTGAATTTTTAAAAGATAAAAAAGTTAGAATTTCTTTAGGAGCTAGACCAAAATATCCTAGACCAGCATTTAGTCAAAATTCAACGTTTGCAACTTTAAAAGCATTACCAGCAACGTCGTATTATCAAATCAAAGATGCTCATAACGACAATATTATTATTCCATACAGTGATTATACTAAAATAAGTACTACTAGTGCAGGATCGTATTTTGATTTTTACACTACTATGTTATATGGAGAAAGATTTTATAAATTTGAAATTAAATCAATATTTTCTGGAGTAACAGAATATTTTACTTCAAACGATTTTACATTTAAAATAGTTAAATAATGATATCATACGAGTTACATGAATTTGACCCTGCTAAAATAATGACAGGGGAAATCAATCCTGATAAAATTGAACCAATTAAATTTCCTCCTTTTGAAAAAGACTCAAAGGGAATGACTGTTATTGATAAAAATCAAGATGTATCTTCTAAAAGAATTTTAGTTAATCTAAATACACAAAAAACATCACAAACAAAATTCAATCAAGTTATTGATGTTGAGTTTGCTGAGTTTACTCGTAAAGATAGCGGTGCTCCAATTAATTTTTTACAAGCTAAAATAGATGCGTTAGAAACTGAAAGACAAACACTATTGTCTAGTAAACAAACAGATGCTCAAAAAATTAAAGCTCTTAATGATAGAATTGCTCAACTTTTAGAGCAAATGAAAACTATGATTCAAAACCCAGGAACTCCTACGGTAAATGCAGAACCTGAATCGAATAAAGTTTCAAATATATTACGTTTTAATAAAAGGCTAATTTCACGTAAAATTGAAAATGGAATTCCGGCAGACAGGTTGTTATCAAAAAATAAAAAATACATTGCAGTAATGCAAGATGATAGAAACTTCGTAGTATATAAAGGAGAATTTGATATTTACGGTCAAGCAATTAAAGATATTCCATATGAAGCTGACTGGGCGTCTAACACTTATAGATCATCTACCGAACCATGGTACCTTTTAGTATATGAATATGGATTAGGCATTAATTTAGTTGATAATGGAACTGACGATACGTTTGCATGGGTTAAAGAAATAAGTATTATAAAAGATAAAACAGTTAAATCAGCACTATCAGACACTGGAACGTTATTATTAACTGATGAAGGTAAATTAGTTCTTACCAACTACGGAATGAAAGTTTGGGCTAACAAATAAAACAACCTGGAATATCTTATTAAGATATTTATATTAAAGAAATAAATGTTATCAGTTTACACTAATCAAAAAGAACTTTTAAAAGCATCTAGCACTTCAAAAGTGTCTAGATTAGAGTCTGTTGATAAAGCTCTTTTAGATGTTCGAAATTATTCAGTAACATTAAAATCAAGTTCATTACCTAATTTAGAATTGCATGTATATACTCCAGACGGAGTTTATTTAACCGGCAATCATAAAGCAATTTATTCTATTGAAAGTAATGACACTACTTCTAATTTAATTGCTTATCAACATGTAGGAATAGATGCTGTTAAGGAATTAGAAACGTTAGGAATTACCAGAGGTCAATATAGATTAGTATACAATTTCGTTGATAATATTTTAGGTAGTTATGAAAGCCAAAAAGCTTGGATTAAAGAAATATCGCCTTCTAGAAGAGAATTAAGAATTCAATTAGCTGACAATTCTAATACTGAATTATTACGACAGCTGTTTGAATTGCGTGATAGATGGGAAGAATTATCTACAAATGACATATTCGATTCATTTGTCTTAAACTTTGGATTTAATGAAACGTATCAAATAATTAATTTTAGATTTGATATTGATTTTACAGACACTCCAGAAGTAATTGTAAAGCTATATAATCCATTACCTGCAAAGTATGGAGAAAAATCTAAAGTTTGGATTTCAGAAGAAATTATCAATCCAATATTAGATGTCGTTTCTATTATTCCTAAATATATTCCAGATCCAGTTAATACATTAGCTGGTCCTAATTTTGAATTAGAATCTGAAGAAGGAGGATCTGTAGCAACAGACTTTAAATCTTGGAATGATTTATTATCTACAAATGTATCAACTTCACAACAATTAATTGATTCTCAATTTTCTGGCTCATTAGCAGGAATTAAATTAAATATCAATTATAGATTATTTGACAATTTTGTTCATTATGGATCTGCAGTTGAGCGAGTTAAGAATTTCAAATACAAATTAGAATTAATTGAATATTATACGGCTCAATCTGAAACTTTATCTCAAGTAATTGGAGGAACTATCGTTAACAATAATATATCAGATGTTTACTTTAAAAGAAATGCAGTTGTAAGTGGTTTTGATGATTTTGAAAAGTATTTATTTTTTGAGTCAACCGGTTCTAGATTATATACACATTACGATTCAGGAACAGGTTCAATTGACCCATGGCCTAAAAAAGCAGTTACTGCATTTACTTGGTTAGATGCTTATACTTTATGGAGTACATATAGTAGCAATTGGACCGAAGCAGGAGACCCTGATCCATATGAATATTTTAAAATTCAAGAAGCGACAAATTCTGTTAATGGAGAAACTTATTATGCAGACTTATTAGAAAAAGCTGAAATATACGATAGATTCAATACACATAAACTTCAAAATACAATTCCTTTACATATTCAAGACTCAGACGACTCAGATGAGTTTTTGTTGTTTGTAAATATGTTAGGTCAGCATTTTGATATTTTATGGACTTACGTTAACAGTCTTTCAAGTATACATACTCGAGAAGAACATCCTAAAGATGGTATGTCTGAAGATTTACTTTATCAAGTAGCCTCTTCTTTAGGCATTAATCTATTAAATGGAAGATCATCTTCTGAATTATGGAAATACTCTTTAGGTGTTGATGAAAATGGAATTGCTTTACAAGATGGTACAAATGGAATTACTTCAATTTCAGACGCATCTAATACAAAAGAAATTTGGAGAAGAATTGTAAACAATTTACCTTATATATTAAAAACCAAAGGCACTTCTAGATCTGTAAAAGCTCTTTTATCTTGTTTTGGTATTCCAGCATCCGTATTAACTATTAAAGAATATGGCGGTCCTTCAACATTTACTGATAATGATCATTATCCAGAGTATGTGCATGATGTTTATCATTATGCTTGGAACTCACAAACAGGTAGTTTAGAGTTACCGCTAGCTTCTTATAAAAATAGTTTAAATAATTACGTAGCTCCTAATACGCTAGAATTTAGATTTAAAACAGATAATAACAATTTATATCAATTAGGAAGTTATTATAATGTAATGAGTGACTCATTATACGGTACTTTATATTTAGAAAAAGATGCCGCAGATGATCAAGAAGGTACATTAAGATACTCTTCTTATACTAATTTAATTACAATTCCTAATTTACAAATATTTGATGATAGCTGGCATACAGTTGCTATATCAGAAGAAATAAATCAAGCTAATTCATATTCTCTTGTAAATGTAAATGACATTTATACAAATAACGGATCTGGATTATTAGGAGGAGGCTCAGTATACATTTACGATGAGATAACAACTCAACCTAAAGCATATTGGTCTGGAAGTTTACAGGAACCAGTAAGTATTAATCAACCATTTAGTGGTGGTCAAGTAAAATTTAATAAAGATGGTAATATTGAAAATAAACTTCAACCTGGTATTGCTTCTATATGGGACAATGTTAATAGTTTATTAGGATATATTTACATTACTAGCGTAACTGATTCAACTCCTACTATAACAGTAAATTATATAGAGCCAGCTAGTAATTGGGACGGAGCTGCCGTAGCTTATATTAGTGATAACGTTAATAACGTATGGAAAGGAAATTTAGTTGAAGCTGTAATTAATCAAGTAAGTCAGCCAGGTTCTATAGGTCCAGCAATTATAACAACTTTACAGGTAAATGGAGAGTCACTATTTTTAAAATCATTAGACTTAACTGGAAATCCTACCCCGTTTGGAATTAATTTTCCTATATTCCGTACAAACAACCTAACATCAAATAGTTCGTTTTGTTATACATATGGTTTATTAGATTGGGATGGTAATATAACTAGCTATGCTGGATACGACACCATTACTTACGATACTACTTTAAAAGTAGCTAAATCGCTATATGGCAATACTATATACATTAAATCAGGAAGTCATTCTACGAGTACAGTTACATCAATTTTAAATCATAATTTAATATCTGATCCATATGGATACAATGCTAATGTACTTAATTTTGGAACTGCCAGTTCCGCTCGTACTATATATGGATTAGGAGGCACTGCATTATCTAAATTTAATGGCCATTATCATGAAATTCGTTTATGGTCTGGATCATTAAATGATAATTCATTAGCTGAGCATGCAGCATCTCCTGCTACATATACGTACAACTCTGATAGAGCTACGTTAACAGCCGGTTCAGAAGCATCTAAACCATATGACCATTTATTGCAACGATTTACTCTAGCAAATAAATCTATATTAAGCGGCTCACTTTATCAGCCTTCAGTTCATCCTAATCAAACTGTTAATACAGGATCATTATATTTTATAGGATTTGCAAATTCAGGATCAATCGCATTTGAAGGATTTGAAGAAACTTATTATACACCATCTCCTTCGTTAGGAGGTTCGAGTTTATATACAAATAAAGTACGAATTGAATCTGCAAGTTTAGATCCTAACGTTAGATTGAATACTAAAACTCGAGTTGAGAAATCTTCTTTTGATAGATATTCCATAGACTCTAATAGATTAGGTATTTACTTTTCTCCTCAAACGGCAATTAATGAAGATATCTTTAATCAATTAGGATATTTTGAAATTGACGATTATATTGGAAATCCAAACGATACATATAACGACACTTACAGAGACTTAAATAATTTTGCAATTTCATATTGGAAAAAATATGAAAATAGAAATGACTTTGAAGCTTATTTCCGTGCTTTGGAAATATACGACTTTACAATGTTTAAATACATTAAAAAGTTATTACTACCTCAAAGATCAAATGCTATTGTAGGTTTAGTTGTAGAACCAAACGTATTAGAAAGAAGTAAAGTTAAATTACTTAATAAACCAGTAATAGAAAACTTAACTAAAGAAGCTAATATTGAACCTATTGAGTTAATTTTAAGTAGTGAGTATCAGTCATTAGAAGGTATTGTAGATGCAATGACAAATGAATTGTCAGTTGATGTTGATTCTATTAAAATAGGAGAAATTAAAGCTGCAAATGAAATTACACTTTCAAGTGAATATGAATATTATCCTAGCACAATTGAAGGAGCTATTAATGTAGATCGTTTAGGAGACACTTGGACTCAAAATCGTTATATTGGAAAGTATAAAGTAACAGAATCTGGATCATACAATGTATTACAAACTACAGTATATGATTCTAGAGTATCTAATCATTTATTAACTGTAGATGAGTATTTTTATAGCTCATCCGTATCAGCTTCATTGAATAAGTTTTATTCGTCAAGCTTAAAATATGCAGAAGTTAATAATTTTTATGGCACAGGCAATGAAAATGCCAAATGGTTTGGTAGTAAATTAACAGGAGCTGGAGTTAATATCAATTCTGCTAATACAGTAGATGGCGGTCCAGTAGTAAAAATTACCAAAGTTAATCCAAATACAATAGTATTTGCAAACAATCAGATTACAACCGTAAATAAATCAATATCAGGAACTAAAACAAAATCAATATAATATTAGATTTTTAAAGAATCTATATTTATTAAAAAGGTATAAATAAAATGGGATACTTAAATAACAGTACAATTACCGTAGATGCTATTCTTACTAAAAAAGGTAGAGAATTACTTGCTCGCGGTAAAGATGAATTTAAAATTACTCAATTTGCGTTGAGCGATGACGAAATCGATTATGATTTATGGAATCCTGCTCATCCACTTGGGTCTGATTACTATGGCGTAATTATAGAAAATATGCCTTTAGTAGAAGCATCGGCAGATGAATCAAATATTATGCGTTATAAATTGGTAACATTGCCTAAGAAAACAGCAAGAATTCCAGTTATATCAGTTTCACAAACTTCAATCACTTTAACTTCTCCTGGTCAAAGATTTACTGTAGTACCAACTACAACTAACTTTGATAAAGGAAATGCAACTTTAGGCTATACAGCAATTTTATCTAATTCAGATGTTGCTACATTGCAAGTTAACCAACCAGTTACTTCAGGAGTTAGTCCTACAGTACCTAGATTTATTGGAGATTCGGAAGCAGCTCAAACTATCAGCGCAGTTGGATTTAGCTTTAATTTAATCGCTAAACAGCAATTAGTATCAGATGTTCAAGCAACGCTTACTATTATAGGAAATGAAACAGGTGGTAGAACAACAGTTAACGTTACAGTTAAGAAAACATCTTTAGCAACAGCAACTGGTACTTCAATTAGTAACGCACAATAATAAAATTATAAAATAACATGGGAGTAATTAGATTACCATTTGGACAAACAGTAACATTACCAACAGCAATGGCGCCAGCGTCATTAGCTCAAGTATCTGCACCACGAGCTGCATTAGCTCCGGCTGTTAGTTTGCCTCAAACCGCTCAACTTCAAAGTGAAATTGAGACAAGAGCTCGTGCGATAGCAAATGAAATAATCAAGCAGCAGGCATTGCAATCACAGACAGCTGCTAACGGAAGAGTATTTACTAGATTTGATGTAGCTTCTGATATTATCGAAAATCAAAAGACTTTTGTAACAACTGGATTATTTTCTGGTAATGCAGCAACTATGTCTTATGCTTATACAGGTTCTATTCAATCAGCAGCATCAAAAGGATATTATTATGATGTATGGAATGGTGCTAACACCACTTCAGAATCACAATTTTCAATCGCATGGGGTCATAGATTAGGTTCTGGATCTTCAGCAGCTGGAACGTTAAACGATTCTCCTGCAAGAGCTATTTATTCGCAATATCGTTTATTGTTATTAAACCCAGGAGATACGACATTTACTTTTGGCGATGGTCAATCTTCAGATTCAGTATATGCAGTTAATTTTAATAGAGCTAGAATCAAAGATAAATTAGATCCGGGAAATTGGCAAATTAATTTAGGTAATTTAAGTGGCTCTGCACCAAACAATGCACATACCGGTTCAAACGTAGCGTATTTAGGAACTTCAGTTATTAAATTAATTGACGATTCAAGTCAAACTCAAGAAACTAATTTAACAGCAGCAGGTAGAGTATTTAATATTGTATCTGGTACAATTACCAATGGAGTTCATAACTCAACAGCTCCTAAATATTATGGTTTAGCTTACCCAGATATGGGAATGTTAATTTTTAATGGAGATGCAATGAATGCATCAGCTTCATTTAATATAGTATCTGGATCAAACGTAGCAGGAGATAATGCTTGGAAATTATATACAGCAATTTCAGGAGCAATGAGCGCTGATAGAGTTAATAATGCAATGCAAGCAAGAAATGAAGAAACAATAACTTCAACTCACTTCTTTGTAAGAATTAAAAATGGTGAATATAACTTTTCAAATAACCCAACGTTCACAACAGGTTCAGTAGGTGAATTTGCTCAGGCAACATTTATCGGAGATCCTAAAACATATATTACGACAGTAGGTATGTATAACGATCGTCAAGAATTACTTTCAGTTGCTAAATTATCACAACCAATTCAGAAATCATTTAGTAATGAAGCTTTAATAAAAATTAAGCTAGATTTCTAAAAACATAAAAAACACCAA